CAAGGGCGGGATCGACGCGGGCGTGTTCGGGTACTGCGCGCTGGTGATCCACGACGCGCGGTGCATCGTCAAGAACACCGTCGCCGCGCCCGCGGCCGCGACCAAGTAGGTCCCACCCCCCACCCCCGGGGACCCGCGGGTCCCCGGGGGGACGGGGTGAACGACGAGGAAGGGACCGACCCGTGGCCGTGTGGGCGACCCTCGACGACGTCCGGCGACTGTGGCCCGACGCGCGCGTCGTCGACGACACGACGCTCGGGGACCTGATCGCCGCGTCGTCCCTGATCTGTGCCCGGTTCGCGCTCCCGTCGATCGCGGACGACCCGACCCCGCCCGACGTCGTCCCCGTCGAGGTTGCCGCGGTTCGCCGGCTGGCGGTCGCGTTGGAGTCCCGCGAGTTGTGGGCCGCGTCCCGCCGCGACGGGGACGTGATCGGTTTCGACACCTACGCCGTTCGGGTCCGACCCCTGTCCTCGTCGGTGCAAGCGCTGCTCCGGCCCTCGCCCGGCCGGCCGCGGACGGGGTGACACGTCGTGTCGATGCGTGCACACCGAACCGCGGTCCGGGCCGCGGTCGCGTCCGCGGTCGCGGCCGCGTACCCGGACCCGCTCACCCGTCCTGTCGTGTCGGAGTACCCCGGCCCGACCGACCCCCCGACCCTGCCGACGATCCTCGTCGGGTCGCAGGGGATCGACCCCCCGAACGTCGCGTGTCCGGCGCCCCTGTACCGGTGCACGGTGGTCGCGTTCGTTCCGATCGTCACCCCGGGCGCGGCCGACGACGAGCTCGACGAGCTCGTCGACGTCGTCGTCGCCGGCCTCGACGGGGTCGGGCTCGCGTGGCGCGACGTCGTCCGCGGGACGTGGCTCGACACCCTCCCGGCCTACACCCTCACCACGGAAGGAACGTGACATGAACGCCGTTGGACACGTCGTCAAGGAGTTGACGGTGAAGATCGACGCGGACGGGTCGGGCTCCGGCGCGGCCGTCGAGTATCAGTGCGCCGTGACCGGGGTCGATGAGTCGGTGACCCGCACGACGCAGACGACGAACGTCGCCTGCCCTGACGGGTCGATCACCGACACCGGTCCCGCGTCGTACGAGCTCGTGATCGGGCTCAACGTCGACATGAAAGCCGGGTCCCTGTACCGGATCCTGAGGGACAACGACGGTGTCGCGGCGACGATCGACGTCGAGTACGACCCGATCCACTCGCCCGGCGTGGTGACCGCGTACGCGGTGACGCTGCTCGATCCGGGTCACTCGGCTCAGGTCGCCGCGTGGCACACCGCGACCGCGACGCTCCCGGTCCGCGGCCGGCCGACGATCACCGACCCGGCGCCCCTCGTCGCCCCCGCCCCCGCTCCCGACGACGACCCCGTCGTCGTCCCGGCGTAGGGGGACCGGCCGTGATTCTGTCGATCCGCGGCGCGTCCGCGTCGACTCGTGCCGCGGCCGCGGTCGCACGCCAGCTCGACACCGACACGCGCAAGGGGATCAAGGCGCGCACGCGTGCTCTGATCGTCGACCCGATGCGGTCCGCTGCTCGCGCCCGGGCGCGGCGCCCCCTACACGCCGCGGTCGCGGCGACCGCGCGCGCGTCGTTCTGGCGCGACATTCCTGGCGTAGCGTTCGGCGGGACACGCGCTGTCACCACCGACGGGACGTCGGGTCGGGTCGTCGCGCACGGCACCGAGTACGGGTCCGACGGGACCCGCCGCGCGACGTTCCGGGTCCGGTCCCCGCGCGGCCGCGTCTACTCGGTGACCCGCCGTACGTCGGTCCAGTTTCGACCCCGTACCCCGGGAGGGTCGTTCGTCGCCCCCGCGGTCGACTCGGTCGCCCCCGACGTCGTCGACGCGTGGTCCGACCTCGTCGTCGACGCGGCCGTCGTCATGCTCGACGAACTCGCCCCCACCGACCGGGGACGGTGACCGCCGTGGCGAAAGCACGCGACGTCGTCGTCCGGTTCCTCTCCGAGACACGCGACTTCCTACGCGGCGCCGACGACGTCGAACAGGCGTACCGGGACATGGCACGCGACGCGGACCGGGCCGCGGACGCGGGCGAGGACGCGGCTCGCGACACCACCCGGGCGTGGGACCGGGCCGCGGACAGCATGCGCCGCGACGTCGACCGCGCCTCGCGCGACGTCCGGTCCGACCTGGGGGACGCGGGGACCGAAGCGGGCGACGAGTTCGCGCAGAATCTCGGGGAGTCGATCAGCAGCGGGGACGTGTCCGGTCTGCTCGCCGGGACCGTCGGGGGACTCGTCGGCACGTTCGGCAAGGGTGGCCCGATCGCGCTCGCGCTAGGCGCCGTCGGCGCCGTCGGTGTCGGCGCGTTCCAAGCGATCCAAGCGCAAGCCGAGCAGGCGCGGACCGCGGCGCAACTCGCGTTCGACCAACTCCGGGAGGGTGCGAGCAAGGAAGCGCGCCTCAACGCCGTGTTGGAGGACCGGTTCGGGACGGTCGTCGAGGGGTGGGAGCGGATCCAGCGCTACGCGGACGCGTCGGGGAAGCCGGTCGAAGTGATCGCGGACGCGCTCGCGAACGGGGGACCCCTGGCGCGGGATATCGCGGATCAGTGGGAGCGGGCCGCGCGTGCCGAGTACGAGGCGGAAGGCGCACTAGGCCGGTCGAACAGTCTGCTGCTCGACGGTGTCGACGATCTGCGGGACCGCGCCGACGCGCTCGACCGGGCCGCGGCCGCGGCGCAGACCGAACGTGACGCGCTCGCGACGTCGGAAGGGATCTTGCGCCGGTCCGCGCGCTACTACTCCGTCCGCGGGTCCGCGTACGCGCCGGGCGGGTCGACGTATCAGTCGCAGGTGCCCGATGACCCGTATGCGTCCGGCCGGAGGAAGTGAGTCGATATGGCGCTCGTGGTGGTAGCGGACCCGTCCCCGTACGGGGCGACGTTCGTCGAACTCGCCGTATCCGGGGGGGTCGCCCCCTACACGTGGCAGGCGTTCCCGACGTCGGGGGACCCCTACACCGTCCCGGCGACGATCACGAACCCGTCGGGCAACCTGACCGTCGACGGGTACGCGCCCCTGGCGCGGCCGATCCTGTACCGGGCGACCGACTCGACCGGCGCGTCGGGCGAGGCGACCGTCGAACTCCCGGACCCGGGGTCCGCGGTCCTGTCCGACGCGCTCGACCCGGCGCGGTTCATGCTCGTGACCGTCGTCGACCAACTCCCGAACGCGTGGCAGGCCCGGTCGGTGTGGTTCGACGTCCTCGACCGGCGCGACCCGTTCGTCGCGGTCGCGCCCCTGCGGTTCCGCGACGGGACCCTCGTCGTCCGCGTGCACGGAAACGACGAGCGTCGCGCGCTGCTCGCGCTGCTCGCGACCGGGTCGCCGCTGGTGGTCCGGTCCGCGTGCGGGGACACCCTCGACGACGTCGTGATCCTCCCGAACGAGGTTGCCGAGTCGCTGGTCGTCGACAAGGACAAAGCCGGGCCGCGTCACGTCGCGATCACCTACCAAGCCGTGACGCGGGATCTCGGGCCGTACTTCCCCGACCCCGAGTGGACGTGGTCCGACGTCGTCGCGGACCCGCGGCACCCGTCGTGGACGGCGCTCGTCGCGTCGTTCGCGTCGTGGTCCGACGTCGTCGCGAACGTCCGGAAGCCGTAAGGGGGTCCGGTGCCGATCACTCACCCCGCGGTCCTCGACACGACGTACGCGCGGACCCCCGTCGAGCCGATCACGCGTCTGCGGTTCACCCTCACCGGCGCGCCGGCCCTGACCGTCGCCCCGACCGGGGGGACGCTGCGGCACGACGCGTCACGGTGGCCGCGGACGACCCTCGACGCGACCCTCCCGACCACGATCACGCCGACGCTGCTCCCCCCGGCGTTGTCCGCGTACGGGGGTCGGGTCCGGGTGACGATGGGCGCCCGGGTCCGCGGGACGGAGTACCTGTTCACCGTCGCGACCCTGGCGGTCGCGACGGTCCGCATCGACCGGCCCGACGCGGCCGTCGAGCTCACGGCGACGTCGTTCGAAGCGATCGTGAACGAGGACCGGTTCGACACCCCGACGAACACCGACGCGGGGACCGTCGTCGACGTCGTGTCCGCGATCGTGCGCCGGTCGATTCCCGACGTCGTCGTCGTGAACGAGCTCGGGTCGGTCGGGGCGACGGTGCTCGGGGAGGGCGCGTACGTCCTCGACGGGGACGTGTGGCCCATCGTCGAACGGATCCTCGACGACGTCGGGGGCGAGGCATGGTTCGACGAGCTCGGGCGGCTCCGGCTCCGGCTCGTCCCCGTCGTCAAGGTGACCCCCGACCTCGTCCTGGCCGCGGGCGCGTCCCTGACCGGATATCAGTCCACCCGGGAATGGGGACCGAACCGGGTCGCGCTCGTCTACACCACCCCCGCGAACGTCGCCCGCACGCGCCACGAGTGGGTCACGGCGACGTCAGGAGCGTCCGCGGGAAAGGTCGGGGCGAACGCGGCTCCCGCCGCCGCTACGCGCCTCTACGTGCACCGGCTCGACGCGGAAGGGACCGACGTCGGGGACGCGTTCGCCGGGCTCCGACCCTACGATCCCGGCGCGCCCGGCCCGGGCGACGTCGTCCGGCTCGTCGACGACGATCCCGCGCTCAAAGCACCGTCCCGCGTCGTGTACGAGGTCACCGCGCCGGCGACGCTCGCCGGGGACTACTGGACGATCCCCGTCCGCGTGGTCCGCGCGGTCAAGCACCCCGACTCGCCGGCGATGTTCCCGGGGGGGACCGCGCTCGACGTGCACGTGAGGATCCGGCCGCGGCGCCGCGTCGGGACGTGGTCGGACACGTCCCCGACGTCCCCGACCCGCGTCGGCGGGCCGTACGGGCGCCACACGTACCGGGAGGACCTGGCGGTTGAGCGCGGCGACCTGCCGTCGCAAGCGGACGCGGACGCGGCCGCGCTCGCGATGGCTCGCCGTGTCGTGGGGCGGTTCCGGCAGGTGACCGCGCGGGGGGTCCCGGCGCCGTGGATCGTCCCCGGCGACACCGTCCGTCTCGGGATGCTCGGAGGGCTCACCGAGTCGCACGTCGTGCAGTCGATCACTCACCCGTTGTCCGGGCTCGACGTCGTCGAGCTCACCACGCGAGACGCCGCGTACGTCGCGGGACCGTTCTAGGGAAGGAACCCACCATGCCTACCACCCCTAACGCCGGGCTCCCGTACCCGACCGGCGACGACGAGCCCAACGGCGCAGCGCAGATCGAAGCGCTTGCGCGGGCGCTCGACGCGCTCCCGGGTGTCGTCATGGACGCTGTTCGGCTCAACGTGACCGCGGACGCGAACGGGAACGCGTCGGTGCTGCACGGGCTCGGGCAGACACCCGACTTCTACCTGTTCGACGTGTCCGCACCCGCCGCGGGCAACCTGCTCGTGAGCGACGTCAAGGTCCGGGCCGCGACGTCGACCGGCGTTACCGTCCGCGTGTTCCGCCCGGACGGGACCCCGTTCGCCGGCAACGTGACCGTGTTCGGTGTGCTCGGCCGGGTGACCCCGACGGTCACCGCGCTCCCGTCGCCCGCGGGCGGTGCATCGTGACCGCGACCCCCGCCGACGCGCCCCTCGACCCGTCCCTGTTCCTCCCCGCCGACGGGACGCAGGACCCCGACGCGCCCGTCGACGAGCTCGACGAGCTCGACGACGTCGACGAGGGGGTCGACGATGAGTAACCGCGTCCGGACCACTGACGACGGATTGGCGCGGATCCGCGCGAGCGTCGGCGCGTCGACGTTCCACGGGATCACCGTGTCGGGTCACTGCATGGGGATCGTCGCCCGCACGTGGCGCCTGCCGTCCCAACCGGGGGGCTACGGGACCGCGTTCGACGGCGCCGAAGCCGTGCGCCGCGCGGGGAAGATGCGGACCGGGACCGGCGCCCCCGTCGGGTCCGTCGTGTGGTGGGCGCACCGGTCCTCGAACAACCGACCCGGACACGTCGCGACGGTGAACCGGTCCGGTCACTGTCTCGGCAACGTCGGATCCACGATCCAAGAGGCGCCGTTCTCGGCGTTCGGAAACCTGCGCTGGTTGGGCTGGTGCTGGCCCACCGACGTACCCGGGTGGGGACCCGTAGCGTCCCCGCCCCCGACCACCCCGCCCACGACACCGGAGGAACCCGACATGCCCCTCAGCGATCAGGACGTCGACCGAATCGCCCGCGCCGTGTGGGAGCGCGCGTTCCGTGAGTACGTCGACGAGAACGGCAACGGCACCCGCGACACCCGCACCGTCGCGGACATTCTGTTCGCGACCCACGGCGCCGCGATCCGCACCGAGCGCCAGACACGGTGAGCGACTGGCCCGGGCGGGTCGCGCTCGTCCTCGCCGCGTTCGTCGGCGGGGGGTGGGCGACCGCGCTCGTCCTCGCCGCTACGCCGTGGACCGACACGATCAGCGAACAAGGCGCGAACCTGCTCGCGACCGTCGGGGGGGTCCTCGCCGGCGCGGTCGCGACCTATCTGGGGGTCGGGTACGGACAACGCAACCCCCCGTCGTCCGATGATCGGACACCCGACACGCCGGGACGTGACGAGCTCGACCCCCCGTGATCTACGATCGGCCGATCACGCTCGACCACGACCGGACCGGGCGCCGCGCCGATAAGCGACAGACTCGCACGAGGGCGCGCATCCGGTCCCCCGACCCTGGGGGAGAACCGATGTACCTCACGACCGACGACGCGGCCGAACGGCTCGCCGTGTCCCCATCGACGATCCGGCGCGCGTGCGCCGCGGGGAAGATCCCCGGCGCCGTACGGATCGGGGGTCCCCGCACCCCCTGGCGCGTCCCCGTGTCCTACGTCGACGGCGCGTCGACCACGCCCGGACACGACTCGACCCCCGCCCGGGGGTCGAGTCTCGGGCGGGGGTCGATCGCTCACGCTCACCCGTCGACCGGGGAGGGTGCCGATTATGTCACCCCGGCGCGCACGACCGCGGACCGCGCCCGGCGCGTCGACCGCGCGCTCGTCGTCGCGACCCGCCCCGCGATCGCGCTCCGGGCCGCGCTCGACGGGATCCTCGACGCTCGCGCACGCCACTACCCCGGCCGCGACGGATGGTGCACCGCGTGCCAGTGGCAGTACCCGTGTCCGGACGCGTCGACCCTCGACGCGACCGTCGCCCGGATCGAAGCGGCCGTGCTGGAAGGTGACCGATGAGGAGCACCCTCGACGCGCTCGTCGCGCTCGCCAACGAAGAGGGGCGAGCGATCACCCTCGACGAGTTGATGAGTTGCCCCGAGTGGTCCGCGCCCCCAGGGTGGCGCCCCCTCCCGACGTCGTGGGACCCGCGGTGACCGCGCGGGGTCGCGCGCTCGTCCTCGCGGCGCTCGTGCTCGCGCTCGTCGCCGGGCTCACCGCGGACGAGTGGAACCCGTGCGCCGGCGACCACGTGTGCATCGTCGAGCCGTACACGGGCGGGAACGCGCCATGATCGCGACCTGTTCGGCGCAGGAGTGCGACGCGGTCGCGACGTGGTCGGTGTCCGCGGTCGGTGAGTGGATCCGGGCCGTCGGGATCGCCGTGTGCGACGAGCACCGCGACGCGCTGCTCGCGTCCGCGTCCCCGACCCTCGACGTGTCGGTGATCCCGTGGTAACCCGGATCCTCCGGTGCCGCGGGTGCGGGCTGTGGCGCCTCGTCCGCCCGACCCCCTGCCCCGTGTGCGGGTGGGTGTCGTGGGGACGGTGAGCGACCCGGTCGAGCCGGACGCGCTCGACCCCTGCCCCGGCGCCGGCCGCGTCGGGCGCCTCCCGGCGTGGCAGCACCCGACCCCCGTGTCGTGCCGTACATGTCGTCGCCTGATCTGGTTCGCGTGGTGGACCGGGACGGCGCACGCGTGCGGGTCCTGCTACCGAGCGCGGGGCGACTCGTGACCCGTCGGCCGGTCCTGCTCGACCTGTTCGCGTGCGCCGGCGCGGCCGGCGACGGGTACGCCCGCGCCGGCTTCGACGTGATCGCGGTCGATCTGGACCGGCGCGCGCTCCGACACAACCCCCACCGGCCCGTGGTCGCGGACGCGCTCGACGTCCTCGCCGGCCGCGTCGTCGATCTGGACCGGGTCGACGCGATCCACGCGTCGCCGCCGTGCCAGGCGTACAGCCACACGCGCCACGCGCACGACGTCGACCACCCCGAGCTCGTCCCGGCCGTCCTCGACGCGCTCGACCGGATCGGGCTCCCGTACGTGGTCGAGAACGTCCCCGGCGCGCCCCTCCCGGGCGCGCTGACGCTATGCGGCTCCGAGTTCGGCCTACGGGCTCACGACCCCGGCTCCGGGCGCGTGGTGGCCCTACGGCGACACCGACTGTTCGCGTCGAACGTCGACGTCTGGGGCGCCGGCGGCTGTTCGTGCGCCGCGGACCGGGCCGCACAACGCATCGCCGGCGTCTACGACGGCGCCCGACGCGACCACGTCGCCGCCCGCGTCGAGCGACGCGGCGGGTACGCCGTGACCGACCGGGACGCGGCCGCGGCGCTGCTCGGCATCGACCGGCCGATCCCCTGGCGCTACCTAACCCAAGCGATCCCACCCGCCTACACCGCCCACATCGGGGAACACCTGATGCACGCCGTTCGGGAGCGTCGAGGATGACCCCGACCCCGCGGGCGCGCGGTCCACCACGGGCCGCGCTGCTCGACCACGTCCCGCCCGGGATCCGCTGTGCACCCCGTACCCCGCACCGCGCGTGAAGCGTCCGCGTCGCCGGGGTACTACGTCGTGCCCGGACCGGGCGCCGCACGCGCGTAGCCGTGCGCCGGGGATCCGCTCTACCGGGGACCGATCGACGGGGGACACGCGGACACGCTCGACCACGTCCCGCCCGGCCCGCTCGACGGGAGGGGGGGATTAGGGGGGGAGGGGGGTGGGTGGGTCCGCGTCCGGTAGGTGACGCGCGCGCGCGAGAGGATGGGTGCATGGCTGCTCGTGGTGGGTCGACGCGACGTTGGCGCAAGATCCGTGCACGGGTCCTAGCTCGGGATGGGTACGTGTGCCGCATGGTCGAGGGGTGCACGACGCGCGCGACAACGGTCGACCACGTGATCCCGGTCGCCCTGGGGGGGAGCGACGACCCGGGGAACCTGCGCGCCGCGTGCGCTCACCACAACGCGTCCGCGGGCGCGCCACTCTCGGCCCGGTCCGGGCGGCTCGGGGCGCCGTCGCGGCCGTGGTGGGGGTCGGTTCCTTGACGGGCGGGGGGCGCGGACCGGCCCGGTCGGTTCGTCTCTCCCCGGCGTGTCGTGGGGGGTCGCGACCCGCCCCTGTATATACGATCCGTGGCGTGTCGGATACCCCGCTCCGAGCGATCCGCGTCCCGGACCCGCTGTGGACCGCGGCGCGCGCCGCGGCGACCCGCGCGGGGACGTCGGTGTCGGCCGTGTGCCGCGCCGCGCTCGTCGAGCTCGTCGACGACGAGAACGCTCCGACGGCGCCCGATGAGTGACCGACTGCCCGGGATGGGCGGGGTACGGCGCCGGACCGGCCCGGTCGCGCGCCAACTCGGGGTGACCCTCACCGCGTGGCGCCGGGCCGGGGTCCTCGACGGGCCGGAACACGCCGTGACCCGCGCGTCCCTGCGGGCCGCGGCCGAAGCCGTCGACGTCGCGGTCGCCGCGGTCCGCGACGGGGAGGGGTCCGCGTACGTGGTGACCACGACGACGCGGGCGCTGTTCGACATGGTGACCGCGGTCCGGCCGATCGTCGCCGCGGGGGGTGACGATGAGTGGTCGCGGTTCCTCTCCGAGCTCGGCGCGCCCGCGGTTCGCGACGACGCTTGACCCTGGCACGCCAACGTTCGGACCCGCGATCGAACGGACCGCGGCGCACGTGTTCGGCCGGACCCTGATGCCGTGGCAACGCGACGCGGTCGACGTGATCGGCGCGACCACGCCGGACGGCTCCGGGATGCTGTTCCCGTACGTCGTCGTGCACGTGCCACGCAGGGCGGGGAAGTCGCTCGCGACGTTCGCGTCGAACGTGCACCGGATGATGACGGGCCGGAACGTGTGGTGCCACTACACGGCGCAGACACGCGAGGCCGCGGCGAAAGCGTTCCGGAAGGAGTGGACCCCGCTCGTCACGTCGTCGCCCCTGTACCCGTCGCGGATCAAACTCCGACGGTCGAACGGGTCGGAAGAGGTCATGTTGACCGACGGCGGGGACGTCGTGTCGTCCCTGGCGCTGTTCGCTCCCGGCCCGCTCGCGCTCCACGGCTCCGACGCGGACATGGTGACCGTGGACGAGGCATGGTCGTTCACCCTCGACGCGGGGTCGGAGTTGGAAGCCGGGATCCAGCCGGCGCAACTCACCCGCCCGCGTCGGCAGATCCTCGTCGTGTCCGCGGGCGGGACCGCGTCGTCGTCGTGGCTGGCACGGTGGATCGCGCTCGGCCGCGACGGGACCCCCGGGGTCGCCCTCATCGACTACGGCGCCGACGACGACGACGACGTCGACGACCCCGCGACGTGGGCGCGGATCCATCCCGCGACCGGTCACACGATCACCCTCGACGCGATCACCGGTCTGCGGGCCACCATGCCGGACGACGAGTTTCGGCGCGCGATCTGTGGTCTGTGGCTCCCCGACCCCGACGGGGGGACCGTCGTCGACGTCGCACGGTGGACCGACTCGACGAGCACCGCGGCCGCGCCGGGGGACCCCGTGACGTTCGGGCTCGCCGTGTCCCCGGCCGGTGACGCGTCGATCGCGGCCGCGGGCCGCGACCGGGACGGGTCCGGGCGGATCGCGGTCGAGGTTGTCGACGCGCGCCCGGGTACGTCGTGGGTCGTCGACGCGTGGCGCGCGATCCGGTCCCGCACCCGCGGGCGACTGCTCGTCGACCCGCTGTCGCCGGCCGCGCCCCTCGTCGACCGGCTCGTCGCCGCGCGCCTGCCGGTCGAGCCGGTGACCACGGGCGCGTACGTGACCGCGTGTCTCGCGTTCGTCGACGACGTCGCCGCGGGGGACCTCGTGCACCGCGGGCAACCCGCGCTCGACGCGGCCGTCGCCCTGGCCCGCGCCCGCAACGTCGGTGACCGGTGGGTGTGGGACCGGCGCGCGTCGCCCGGGGTCGAGCTCGTCGAGTCGGTGACGCTCGCGACCGCGGGGGCGCGCCGGCCGTCCTCCCCGCTCGTCGTCGCGTCCGGATAGCGGACAGGCTCGAGGATTCCCTACCGGGCGAGTCGGAATGACCGGTTACCGGACGGTGCGCTACCGTCGAGGGGTGGGGATCCTGCGGGCGCTGAGGCTCGGTCGAGCCGTCGTCGACGCGCCCGGGTACGGGCGCCTCGACGTGCGGTCCCCGTGGACCGACGGGGACCTGTGGCCGATCGGGCTCCCCCCCGACCTCATCGGTGCCGAGTACCTGCCGATGACCCGTGTCGAGGCGCTGGCCGTCGACGCGATCAGCCGCGGCCGTGACCTCGTGTGCACGACGGTCGCCCGCGCCCCCCTCGTCGCGCTACGCGGCGACGAACGACTCGACCCGCAACCCGCGTTCCTCGCCGCGACCGACACGACGACCCACCCGGGGACGCGGATCCTGTGGACCGTCGATGACCTGATCTTCACAGGGTGGTCCCTGTGGATCCGGGAGAACGGCGCCGACGGCTTCCCCGTCCGCGTCGACCGGATCCCCCGTGCACGGTGGGAGTTCGACGCGGTCGGCCGGATCCTCGTCGACGGTGAGCTCGTCAGCGAGTCGAGCGTCATCCTGATCCCCGGCCCGCATGAAGGGATCCTGTCGCGCAACGCGGCGACGATCCGCGCCGCGGCGCGGTTGGAGCGGGCCGCGGCCGCACGCGCCGCGAACCCCGTACCCCTCGTCGAGCTCCACCAGACGACCGACGTCGCGATCGAAGACGAGGAACGCGACGCGCTGCTCGCCAACTTCGGGCGCGCCGTGACCGCGGCGAACGGGGGGACGACCGGGGTCGCGTTCACCTCCTACGGGGTCGAGGCTCGCGCGATCGGCGCGAACGGCGACGGCGCCGCGTCCCTCGTCGAATCCCGCAACTACGCCGCGGTGACCGCGGCGCGCGTGATCGGGCTCCCCGCGGCGATGGTGGACGCGACGAGCGCGGGCGCGTCCCTGACGTACGAGACGACGTCCGGCCGGCGAGCACAGTTCGTCGACGAGGTCCGCGCCTACTCCGACGCGATCGAATGGCGCCTGTCGCTCGACGACGTCGTCGCCCGGGGGACCCGGGTCGCGTTCGACGTCGACGAGCTCACCACCCTGACCCCGGACCCGACCGGTCCCGCACGAGAGGACTGACCCCACATGTCGAGCACGCTCACCGCGTACGGGTCCCTCATCGCGGCCGCGGACGACCGCACCCTGACGTACCGACTGCTCCCGTTCGGGGAGCCGGGCCGCACGAACCGCGGGACGGTGACCGTCGACGCGGGGGTCGTCGCCGTCCCCGACGACCCGTCGTCGGTCGTCCTCAACGTCGAGCACGAGCGGACCCGACCGGTCGCGGTCGCGACGTCGATCGTCGAGGATCCGGCCGGGCTCGTTGCGACGTTCGCCGTCGCCCCGACCACGGCCGGCGACGATCTGCTCGTCGAAGCGCGGTCCCGGCTCCGGGCCGGCGTGTCGGTCGAGCTCGACGACGTCGTGATCCGCTCCGGGCGGCTCGTCGCCGGGCGGCTCGTCGGCGCCGGCGCGGTCGTCGCTCCGGCGTTCGCGTCCGCGCTGCTCGTCGCCGCGGACACCGACCCCGACCCCGACCCCGACGTCGACCCCGACGTCGACCCCGCTCCCGTCGACGACCCCGTCGACGACCCCGACACCGACGACGACGCGTCGCCGGCCGAACCGGAGGAACCCACCATGACCGACACGATCGCCGCGCCTGCCGCGGCTCCCGCGTCGCTCGCCGCGTCCGCGGTCGCCCCGGCGCCCGCGTCGCTCGACGACGTCATGTCCCGACTGACCGCGGCGAACGTCGCCGCGTTCCGCGGGGACCGGTCGACCCTCGACGCGGCGCTCGCCGACGTCGGGAAGCCGACCGTCGACCACGCTCCCGCTCAGTGGGTCGGGGAGCTCTGGCGCGCGAACGCGGACCGCCGCGTCGTGCCGCTGCTCTCGTCCGGGACCCTGACCGGTCTGACCGTGACCGGCTGGCGGTGGGTCGTCGACCCGGAGGTCGACACGTGGGCCGGGGACAAGACGGCCGTTCCGTCGAACGCCGCGGACACCGAGCCGGTGACCGTCCCCGCGCACCGGCTCGCCGGCGCGCACGACTTGCCCCGCGAGCACCGCGACTTCGACACGGGTTTCATCCCGTCCTACTACGCCGCCATGACCGCGTCGTACGCGCGGAAGTCGGACGCGTACGTCGCGTCGACGCTGCTCGCCGGGGCGACCGTCATCCCCAACGTCAACGACCCCGTCGGTGCGCTCATGGCGGGCGCGCTCGCCGTGGGCGAGTTCGGGTCGCCGTCGTTCGCGCTCGTCGCGCACGACGTGTTCGCGACCCTCGCCGGAGTCAAGGCGCAGGACGCGCCCGCGTTCCTCGACCTGACCCTGACGTTCGACGGGCAGGCGTCCGGCGCCGGTCTGCGGGTCGTGTCGGTGCCCGGGCTCGCCGCTAAGACGGTCCTCGTCGGGGACCGCCGCGCCGCGACCGTGCACGAACTCCCCGGGGTCCCGATCCGCGCCGAAGCGCTGGACATGGTCAAGGGCGGGATCGACGCGGGCGTGTTCGGGTACTGCGCGCTGGTGATCCACGACGCGCGGTGCATCGTCAAGAACACCGTCGCCGCGCCCGCGGCCGCGACCAAGTAGGTCCCACCCCCCACCCCC